ACTATGAGATTCATTACCCGTTTTAGGTATATCATAAAATAAATTATTATACTCTTGGAAAAAGTTTTTTACTTTTACATCTGTAGCTCTATTATCAGCATTAAGTAATTCACTAAAAGACAAATCAACATTATCACTTACATCTGATCTACTGTATAATTTTTTATTTATTTTAATATTTTCTTGTGCCATTACCTAACTACTTTAAAATGGTAATTATCATCATATATTTCTGTCCCTTCATTATTAATGTGTTTAAAAAGAACCCTATAGAATCTTTCAGGTTGTAAACCTTTCATAAATACTTTAAAATACATACCCTCATTATCTGCGCTTATTTTTGTAAAATTATCATCAAATGGGATGACTTCTTCTTCTGTGTGTGCATCCCTTATACTATAAAAAGAAGATGTTGTAAAATATCCTGTATTTAAAAAATTAGAAGATGATGTAAACTGTCTAACTGGGTATTTATCTCTGACATGTATTCTAAAAGTAGCTTCATCATTTTGGTTATATTCTTCTTTATTTCTATATAGTGAAACACTTAATTCTCCACTTTGTTTAGCAGATGACTGTTTATTATGTACACTATCATCCCATTTAAAAATTAATCTTGGTGGGAATATTGTATGTGTATCTACGGAAAAGTATTTCATTTCACCAAAACTACTTGAGGTATTTTCTTCTACACTATCTGGTTGTTTTATTAAAAAACCGTGATTAAAAATTCCTGTTGGGTAGGTACTATTTGCAAATAAACTTGCTGAGTGTTTTTGTACTATTGAAGTTACATTTATGTTTGTGTCTAGATTATCTCCACGTAAAAATTGTTGAGATCCTTGGAAATTACTACCGGTATACCACACACCACCACCGTTGGTGATTCCACTAGCATCTATTGAACCCGTTGTTGCTACTTCAAAACTAGAAATTGTCCATTGAGTTTTATCAATATCATTATCTCTATTAACCCAAGAACATCCATTTGAACCTGTAGGTAAATTTGAGTATCTACCCGTTCCCTCATCCCATGATTGAGATACAGCAAAAACTTCTAAATTTAGAACATTTGTTAGGTTTTTATGTTCGGATGATAATAGTTGTAAAGATACTTCTGAGGTTCCATTATTGAATGTTGATGAACCTATTTTATCAGAAATAGTGTTTTTTATTTCTGAATTTCTAAATTGTATCAGTACCCTTGAAGGGTAGTATCTTTGATCTGAGCTTCCTTTTTCTTTTACAATTTCAAGAATTTCATCTCCCCCCGTATTCATTTTAGTACGGTCTGGGTGGCTATATATTGTAGCGTCTTTTTCGGGAAATATAAAATAATATGCCATTTTAATGTTTTTTAGTAGCTACCTCCTCCACCACCTGAACTTACTGCGCCGCCGCCGCCAGTTGATCCTCCTGAAGTATTGCCTGTTGTTATACCTGATGCATTATAACCATACGTTGTTACTCTACCTTTAATATCACTATTTAAATTTTTTATCTCAAAAATACTTGGATCTAATGAAGGATAGATAACTCCTCCCCTAGTAGCTTGCGTAAAGTCATATTTGTATTGAGAATATCCTACATTAGTACCACTTACATTATTAAATGATACACTTTCTACTGACTGTACACCTAAAACGTTTCCTAATAAATTGTATACTTCAGAAATTATAATAGGTTGATTAATTTGCCATTTATCTATGTCAAAAAAGTTTTTTAATTCAGTTATACAATTTAAAATTACTTCTTCATTATTATAACTTTTAAAAGTTACTATTTCAAAATCAACTGTAAAATTAATTACAAATGCATCTTTAATATTAATAGAATCTGTTAACATTCTATATTGTTCTAAATAGGTAGATAAGTTTGTTTTTGTTGCTGTATTTAGGGTTGTTAATTGTTTATTTTTATCATACCCCAATGTATATAAATTTAACGCTAATGGATTTGGGATACGATTTGGTTCTGTAGTTAAAGGTGATATTTGGTCGTCTTGAGTAATATATACTTTAGCTATTCTACCAAATCTAGGGGGCATAGATAATGTTCGGATTAAGTAATCTTCTTTAGTTACAGTTCTTTTTTGAGCTGAAAACTCAGCCATAGTATTCATTCTAATTTCTTCTACAGTATCTCCGACCCCTCCACCTACTGCTTTTTGTGGATTTGAAACTGCTACAGAACTTTTTATAAAATTTAATAATGCATTATTGACATTTGGTTTATTAAATGTTTTTAAAGTATTAATTTGGGTAATAGTGTTAGAATTAACATTAGACTCTAAACCTCCCCCAGTAAGATATGTTACCGTTAATGTAGTGTTTGAAGGAACTTGTCCATAAGCTTTTGTATATAAAAAGTTTGAGGGATCATATGCTGTATCTAATTTGCTTCTTCCATCTTTAATTCCTAAACCTATATTATCGGGATTTGGTATAATATCTTCATCCGCTTTATCACTTATACCAGCCCCAAACTGCAATTCTAAGGTATTATCTGTTTTATGTCTAGCTACAAATCTTCTTGGTACTCTTTTTACTTTTAAAAGATAAGGAGTTTGTTGGTTAAACCCATTTAATTCAGGATCATTAGCACCCGTGTTTTCTGCTTCTTCAAAAATAGTGTCTTGAGCTAAATAAGGTACTTCGTAGTATTTATTTCCATTTGTGTCTGTAACAGATTCAATCGAAATAATATTAGTATCAAATAGTGTTAATGTTCTAAATTGTTCTGGAGCTCCTACACTAAATGTTTGTGATTTTATTTCTGCTGATACTGCTAAAGTAGATTTTTTAAGTAAAAAATATTCTGGATTATTAGAACTATCATACTGATATACACTTACTGTTGTGGGGTCAAATGAAGATGAAAAACCAAAATTAACTTGATTTTCAGTATAGAAATCTATCCCATCTGTAGAAGAGAATGTTGAATTTTCATTTATAGTTAATGCATAGTCATAATCTGGTAAGTAAACCCCATTTAATAGTTTAGAAGGTAATAATTGAAATACATCTAAATTAGTAGAAGCTGCTGTTGTTACTTTAGGTTTATATCCTAAAGTATAGGCTAGATTGTAAATGTTTTCTTTTTCTTGTGCAAGTAATAAAAATGTTTCTCTTAACTGGGTATCTGTATAGAAAGATAAAACATCTCCTACATATGCCGCCATTTCTAGAAACATCATACCCGGAGACCCTTCACTAAAATCATTAAATGTATTAGGATAATACGTTTGAGTAAACTCAATTAATTGCGATTTAAACGAATTAAAATCCTTATTTAGATATTTAACGTCTTTATCTTGGGTTTTATTTGATACTTTAGAATATGAGGCCATTATGATTGTGCATTAAAATTTAATTGTATAGCATCTACTTCATTAGATGGGTTATACCTATATGTTATTTTTATATATAATATATGTTCATCTGGAGAAAAATTAGTTACTGCCGAAATTAAGGTAATTTCAGGGATATATATTTGTACTTGGTTATCTATCCTTGCTTCTAAATTAGCTGTATCTATACTAGTTTCAAATAAAAGATTTTTTAAACCTACTCCAAAATCTGGTAAGTTTACCCTTTCACCTGGTTCCGTTAGTAGTACATTTATTAAATTACTTTTTATTTGTTCTTTTTGGGTAAATGTTTGATTAAAAACTCCATCAGCATTAAAGGGAAAGGCCACTCCTATAGCTACATTTTTATTTAAATCTAGCGGATTAATTCTTATATAGTTATCTATAGTAGGCATTTATTATATTCCTTTTTTCTTATTAATTGCTTTCATTAAACTACTATAATCTCTTGTAACTGCATTTGCTACTGAATCAGGCATACCTGTTGTATCCATAGGTAAAGGAGCTCCTGTTGCAAATGGTTGTGATAAACTTACGGGAGCCATAGCTGTTTGAGTATTAGTATTACCAGCTGCTGTTTCATTTAATAAATCATTTAAAGTCCCATCAGATACAAAATTTTGTTTTTGTTTTTTAATAGGTTTTTTACCCATTATTTTTTCTTTTAAAGATGATTGTTGTGGAACTTCAACCATTCTCTCAGTATGTTCTACTATTGTTGGTTTTAATTCATCACGTAAATCTTCTTTAAGTGATTTAATTTCTCTGCGTAACGCATAATCTATTTCTTCTCTAACTACTTTTCTAATTAGATTTTCAAAAGTTTTTGCCTTCATTGTTAATTAATGTTTATTAATAAATATAAATAAATTAAACTTTATAACGTCTATATCCAAGCATTTGGAAATTAGCATTATATATTTTTTCTATTATTTCAGTATTACCCTGGGCTTGTAATGTAGATAATTGACTTTCGTAATAATCAGCTAAATCATCTGAATAGTCAAAAGGATCAGCTCCACTAGAAATATTATTTTGGTTAAATCCTAAATTATCTAAAAATTCTTCAGGTGTTTCAGAGTTGCCTGCATTATCAGTATTTACATTACCATCCCCATCTGTTGGGTCACTATTTGAAGAAAATGAACCACATTGAGATAACATTCCTAGGTATAAAGCTTCTAATAAACCTACTATAAAATTTAATATATTTTTTACTGCTGCTATAGCAGCTATAGCTGCTACAATATATCCTAAATATTTTTTGGCTTTAGATGTATATTTTTCTAATAATTTGGGGAATGAATTTACTGTTGATTTTATTATTTCTATTAAACCCTTAGCAGCGTCTAGTTTTTCTTTTAAGAATATAGCAGTTCCTGGTGCTATTAAAACCCCACCCGTGGGAGGAGGAAAAGAAATAGATCCTACTGCTTTTAATATTATATTTGATACTTTAACTACAACCTCAAGTAATGCTATTAATCCCGCTAATACAGTTAGTATTCCTAATATTTTCTGAATAGCTGCTAATATTTTATCACATATTGATTTTATTTTATTAAGCGCTTTTTCAGCTCCATCTATAATTTTTTTTAATGAATCTATTAATTTTTTAATTTTATTATAAGCTTTTTCTGCTTTAGCTAAACCATTAACACTACATAAAGCAGCACTTGCTTGAGCTTTAAATTTATTTTTAATTTCAGATTCTGTAGGTAACTTTTCTTTAACTTTAACTACAGTCTTAGTTCCTTGTTCTTTAATTTGCTTTTTAACTTGATATAAAGCTCTATCTTGTTGTTGTAATATACTTCTTATTGGTCCTGCTACTGACATTTTATACTAGTTTTATTCTTTTACTTTTTATATCTTCTATTGTTGATCTTAAATCATTTATTTGAGTTAGGACAGTTCCAAAACTACCTTGATTACCCGGAAATGGTGCACAAGGTCCTGTTACAGGAGCTACTAAGGTATATTGACCTATTAATACATTAATTAATCCTTCTATCATATCTAATAAATCATTAAGATAATCTTCTGTTTTATCTCCTAATAAAGCTGGTTCTGTTGGGTATTTATCCGCATCTAATCCTAAATAAATATCTGGTGCATTTACCACAAACTTATTTCCATCTAACCCACCTGTATCAAAATGAAAACTACCATTAGTACTAAAACCTATAGCTTTATCTGAAAATAATAATATACTGTCTGTTTTAGCATTAAATAATAATCTGTCTGAGTTGATTATTACTTGTTTTCCTTGGTATATATGTGGTTGTTCTGGTACGTAACTCATATTATGTTAAATTATTAAGAGGAAATTTTCCCTGTGCTATTTGTTGTGCTACTTTTTGGTAATTAGGTAATGCATTTAAATTAAGTTGCCATTGGGGATCTGTTAATCCCATGTTATCACTTAAACCTAATTCTAACATTAGTTTAGGTACATAAAACCAAGGGCAGGCTTTTTGAGCAACTTGATTATGACCAAATACTGATATATTGGGGTATCTTTTACAGTAAAATTTAATCATTTCAACTAATGTATCTGCTTGTCCTTTAGATATTTTATTTGATCCTTCTTTAAAATCATATCCTCCAATCCATGAAAAGTGTACTGAATTGTGATTTTGACCCTTAACTCCATTAGTAATTTTATCATCTTTGTATATTTGGGTTACTTTTCCACTTTTTTCTATTAAAAAATGGTACCCCCCTGTTCCCCACTTTCTACCATGAAAAAAATAATTCATAACATCTACTGCACTGTCATTAATATTACCTGCTGTTGTATGAATAAATAATTGTGTTATTCTACTACTTGTAGGGCCTAAATTTTTACTAAGTTGACTCCATGATTTTGGAGCAGCTATTGTTATTTCTTTACCGTGTTTATTAGTAAGTGTATAAGGGTATCCTTTAGATTTTTTACCTTCTTTTATATCTTTATTTTCTTGTTCATGTTTTTCTGCTCCTTCATTATTTGGGGTAGAACTAGGATCCGGTATATTACTAGGGTCTGATTCTACTACTGGATCTTCTTCTGTTCCTCCTACTACTGTATTTTCATGTATTAACTGATATTCTATAAAATCATCTTCTGAGACCTGTCCTGATTCTGTCATTTCATCAAAGAAAGAAAGTGAATCCGTTGATTGAGTTGTAGTTTCTTTTTCTTCTGGGGTAGGTGGTGTATCGTCTAAATCCTGTAAGTTGGAGTCTTGATTTAAATCTGATGGGGTAGAAACGGGGGCTGGTTCTGGTTGTTTAACTTCTGGTAAAGGTGGATCTATTAGGGATGTTAAGGGGTCTGTCGGGGTTTCTATTTCTGATTCATAAGATTGGAAATTAGTTGAAGCCACAACTAACGAGGATATTCTTTGATTAGAAGTCATATAAATAGAAGAATCATCTCTATTAATATCCTCTATAGTAGGAACCCATCCCTTTTCATTTAATTCACTTGATTGTCCATTTCTAATAATTGTAATGGGGGTACCTATAGGTTCGTCTCCCTGAGACCAATCATTTATATTTGTTTCTGGTAATACATTATTTTTAACAGTAGCACCAAATCTAATTGAATTACCATATCTACCTTCTATGATATGATCACCCTCATAAGGTAGTAAGGGTTTTATGTTTATTTGTTCGTTAAAATATCTTCCTAAATTTATATCTGTGTTGCCATCTTCTGTTTGTCTAACAGCTCCTGCTTCTATTTTTTTATAGTCATTTGACATTGAATCTCCACTTTCATCTAAGGATGTTTTAGTAGGTAATGCATTGTGGTGTTGATGTGACCAAATATTAATACTAGGTAGATAATAAGTATCTTGTCCTTTAGCTATACCATAAATATCTCTATTAGCAGCTTTTACTATTAAAACTATTTCATTTAATAAAGGATATTGTTTTAAATTAGGGAATAAAGGTCTTGCAATATTATTAAAATTAGGGGTTGTTTCTGAAGTAGTTTCATTTACGCCTGTGTAGAATATGGTTCCTAAAGAATCCCAACCTCCTAAAGATTCCCACCTTTCATGTCTTTCATCTAATATAATTCCCGTTACTCTAACAGAAGTTATAACAGAGCTTAAATTACTAGCCCCAACTCCATTATTAGCTCCTATATTTAAATTATATCCCATTATTCTTTAGGTTTGTCTAATTGTTTAGGTTCTTCAACAGTTTTAGCTATTTCTTCAGTTAAATCTTGAAGTTGAGCCATTTCTTCTTCCGTTAATAATCCACCATCACCCGAACTTGCTGTGCCCGTAGATAAACGTTGTACAATAGCAGCCATTTTTATTAGCGCATCATCGTTTTTAACGCTAATTTCCATATATTCTTTAATTAATGGTACTACAACAGTAGCATCTCCTAAAGATTGAACTAGTGGTTTTAATTCAGATATAAGTTGAGCTAATTGTTTTGCTTTTTTCTTTTGATTACCGTGGATATCTTTCAATAAATCAGAGAAAGAAATATCATCAAATAATATTTGGTTTAATGGGTCCATACTATTTTATTATAAATATGGAAAAAATTAGACTTTTACATACCCTGTTTCTGAGTATTCATTATATAATTTTTTATAAACTTTTTTAAGTGTTTTAGTTACTTTTGTAATTACTGGGGTTTCTACACCAGTCATTTCTCTTATATAAATGTATAAAGCTTTTTTATTAAATATTTCTAGATTTTCTCTTCGTTTAAATAATACATTTACAGCATCACATACTTTTCTATCATGATCCTTTTTAAATAAAATAAACATGTTCTTATCTACATATTCTGTAAAATAATCGATAAAATCTTTTATATCTTGTTTACGACCATCTCTACCTAGTTGACGTAATACCCCAGCGTCTTCATCAGCTGCTAAAGGGTCTGCTTTAGCTTTTTTCTTTTTATAGTTGTTATTATTATATAATATAAGATAATTTTTACCCACAATCGAAAAATATGAAAATGCTTTAGTACCCCTTTCTGGTTTCCAATAGTCTAGTTTTTCTAAGAAAAAACAACATACTTCATGTTTTAAATCTTCTAACGATTCTACCTCTGTATAATAAAATTTGAATGTATGGATTAGATTTTCAGCTAATTTATAAAAAGCATATGCTATGCGAGAACGATAAATTTCGTTTCTTTCTTCTTGATTTGAAGAAGCTAAATATTCTTGTATAGCTAAGTCTACATCAGCTGTAAAATATTGTTTTTTGGATGGCTTTCTACCTCTTTTTTTCTTAACAACTGGTTCGGGAGTAAGAGAACCGGTGGTAGCCGGTTCTGATTTTTTTTCATTTGGCATTTAAGGGTCTATTTAAGGGTAAATTCGTTTAGTGCTTCTTGTATTTTTTGTACTTCTTTAAAAAAGAAACCAATTTGGTCATCAGCATAAAATATACCTTTATCATCAACTTCTTTTAATCTTTTATCGCATGCAGTAATAGCTTCACTTTGTTTAGATATAAAATCTTCTAATCTTTCATTTTTAATAATTAAATTTCTAATTACAAAAAAAGAAGTTGTTATTACTACTGCTAATATAATACTAAGTGTTATCATGTTTAGTCTTTAAAAAATGAATCAATAACATCTATTGTTGCTGACGCTAATTTTGGGTTATTTGCTGTGTTTACTTTTTTAGCTGCTCTAAGTGTTTTATCACCTTTGGTAGCGTTTGCTGGTTTATTAGTTTTAGGTATTGCATTTGTAGCATTATTCCACTCTTCAAATTCAATTTGAGCAGCCATATGATCCGCTTGATGCATTAATACTGGTAAATGGGTCCTTAGTCTAGTTTCTTTTTGACCAGACATAAAGTAAAACTTATTTGATTCATCATATAAACCATCATGAATTTTAATTGTAATAAATTCATTTTGGGTTACTTTACAACCAATTTCTTGAAGTATAAATAATGAACGTTCTGGAACTTTCATTGCAGGAATGTCAGTGTTAAATTTATAAATCTGACCTAATTTATCAACATGCCATTGTGAGTCGTTGGGTGTATAATATTCACCTTCTTGTTGACCCATCTTACCTAAATCATGGAATAAAGCGGCGAAATGCATTTCTTCAACAGTATATGTAGAAACATCTCCACCCATTTTTTTCCACGTTTTATATAATTCATTTGCGCAATCATATACACGTAAAACATGGTCAGTATAACCACCTGCGAACGCTGAATGGTGCCAATTTTTACTTGAGGCAGGCATCATCATCATTCTTTCTTTATACTTGTCTAAAAATGGTAATAGTATGTCTGTTCTTTCTTTTGAAAAACATGTTTCTATTACACTT